AAGGACGATCACAATTAATGTTAATATTGTACACACAGCCTAGGTGCCATTTTTGTGAGATCATGAAACGGATGTTGAGCAAAATGGACGAAGCCGAAGGCTTTCAGACTATAGACATTACCAAAGACGCAGAAGCTAAAAACTTTATGCGAAAGAAAGGTCATAGGACTGTTCCTATGCTTTATTGGAGAGTGCCTGGTCATGATGTGTGGATAAACAAAGACATTGACACTAGAAAATTAACTGGTGAAAATCTAGGTAAAAGAATTACAGATGCTATATCTTCAACAAAAAAGAATAATTGTTTAGTCTTTGATGTTGACGGAACTATAACACCTAGTCGTCAATCTATTGATCCTGCTCATAAAGAAAAACTTATGGCATTAGCAGAGACAGTTGACATTTATATTGTCACAGGATCTGACTTTCCAAAAACAAAAGAACAACTTGGAGATCTTACTAAGGTAGTCAAAGGCTGCTATCAATGCGCAGGCAATGAATTATGGGTAAATGATAAATTAGTACAGTCTGCTCCTGAATTTAAAATGCCGAAGATGATGTTTGCTTGGTGTAAACAAAAAATGGATGAAAGCAAGTTTCCTCATAGAACAGGTTCTAAACATATAGATCTTCGTCCGGGTATGATGAATTTCTCTATTATTGGTAGAGGTTGTACTGATGAACAAAGACAAGAATATATTGAATTTGATAATAAAAACGATGAAAGAGAAGAACTAGCTAATGAGTTTAATGATATGTTTCATACATACTCGGCTCAAATAGCTGGCGAAACTGGTATTGACATATGTGAAAATGGAAAAGATAAAGGACAGGTGTACAAACCGCTAGAAGAGATGTATAATAGTATTATCTTTTTTGGTGATGATACTCAAGAAGGTGGAAATGATTATCCATTTGCATCTCAGATACAATCGTTTCCACATCGATGCTTTCATGTAACTGGACCAGAAGATACATTTGAAACTTTAGAAGCAATTGAGAAACTATTTAATGAATCCCTTTGAATTTTTAAATGCTATTAATACAACTAAAAAAGATGTTATAACAGATGATATAACCGAAAAGGCATATAATAGCTTTATGGTTAATCGTTCACTTTCTTACTTTAATGACACGGTTGTACTAGCTAACGAGATGAATCGTTATCACCACCTTGATAATAAACTACAATTTGACTTTCTTATAAATATGGTTAGAAAGCGCAAACGCTTTTCTAAATGGATAAAGCCTCAGATTGAGAGTGACGTCGAAGTGGTAAAAGAATATTATGGCTATAGCAATGAGAAAGCTCGTCAAATATTGCCACTTCTGTCACCCGAACAAATAAATGGGTTAAAGAAGAAGGTGAATAAAGGTGGAAGAACAAACAATAGTTGAGTGGTCTCCAGCTACAATGCTGGAAGTAACTCTAAATGAACCAGATGATTTTCTAAAGGTTCGTGAAACATTGACACGAATAGGTGTCGCATCCCGAAAAGATAAAAAATTATTTCAGTCTTGTCATATATTGCATAAACAAGGCAGATATTTTATTGTACATTTTAAAGAATTATTTTTACTTGATGGTAAAAAAGCTAATCTAGAAGAAAACGATGTAGCTCGTAGAAATACTATTACAACGTTAATGTCTGATTGGGGTTTAGTTGAAATTCAAAATAGTGAAGAAGCTAAACCATTAGCGCCATTGAGACAAATAAAAATTATTCCGTTTAAGGAAAAAGACCAATGGGAACTTTGTCCTAAATATAATATCGGAAATAAGTAGTGTATGTAAAGGTTATCGATAACTTTTTACCAGAACATACTATATTAAAAATAGATAGAGAACTAAAAAATATAGTATGGCCTAAACATTTTACTAGAGCCGGCTCTGACATGTATGAAAGTACAGAGCTAGAGACTTTACCTGTCCTTAGACAACTATACTTGCAATTTTCAAGTAGGCATTGGTTAAGTTATCTGGAACATGAGATAGGTGTAGAAGGAATATTGCCTGATCCTCACCTCATTGGAGCTGGTTATAGTGAAATAAGAAACGGCGGTGATCTCAAACCACATATAGATTTTAATTGGAACGATTCTATAAAACTTTATAGGGTTGCTTCATTAATAATATATCTTACTGATAATCATAAAGGTGGCGAGTTTAAGTTTGAGGATAGAGATCCTATTGAGACAAAACGAAATAGGGCTCTTGTATTTGAACATAGTGAAACCATTCGACATATGGTAATGCCTGTAACAGGAATACGTAGAAGCGTTAGATTTTTTTATTATGCTTCAAAGTTAACGGCACCAGAAGGTTATCATAGAAGCCTTTATGGACTAGATAATGGAAAACCTGTAGATGTCAGAGAATAAATTTTATATTCCTAGAAAATGTCCCTTTGATGGTAAAAGAGGTTATCTACAAAATAAAGATATACAATGGATTTTAAAGAGTATCGGCGTAAAAAGATTAAAGCCAGACACAGTCATTGATCCTAAGTGTAATAATTTTTTAATTTGTAATTATTTAGATATACAAGATTTTAAATTTGGAAAAGACATACCTTTAAACAAAGACATTAAAAATTTCTGTATAAAAAATAATATAAAAATTATAGTATGTTTTTCTAGAGAGCATATTCATATTAGAAGAAGATTTGATTCTAAAGATTATTACTATATGTTTAATGTAGATATGTCTTCAGAAAAAGCTATTGGATTTAGTTTTTTTGATCATGCATATGCACTGGGTAGATTTGATCATCATGGTAAAATAATCAATAACAATGTAGAAAAAACTAAAAAGTTTTCTATAGTGTTAGGAACACTTAATAAAATTAGTAGAATATGGTGGTGTGTAAAACTTATTCATGATAACTTACATAATCATCCAGATATACTTTTTGGTAAAATAAGTAGTCCACTACAAAAAGATAAGTATACTCTTGGTTTTATTGATGTTGAACCTGACCGTATGTTTAAATACGACAAATATCTTATAGAAACGTTAATAGAAAATAAAGATTATATAGAACAAGATACCTTTATAGAAAATGATGTAAGTATTGAACGTTTATATGTAAAAGGAAGAGAATGGTGTATCCCAGATGAATTTTCTAGTACATTAATTAATATTGTATTCGAAACTCGTCCATATGATTGGGGTTATGGTTCTTTAACAGAAAAAATATGGAAACCTATAATAGCAGAAATGCCTTTCATATGGGTATCATTTGAAAATACTAAACCATACTTAGAAAATATGGGATATAAATTTCACGATTTTATAGATTATAGTTTTGATTCAATTGAAGACTATAAACTTAGATTTAGAGCAGTTTATAAAGAATTTGAAAGATTAAATGCTTTTTCATTTGATGAATTAAAAGCTATGGTTGATAATGAAAAACATATTACAGAACATAATAAAAAAGTATTTTATAATACAGATTATGATAAAAGGTTGATGAATGTCTTTTCAAGCATTAAATGATTTTGAAAACGAAGTAGCTGAATTTTTTAGAGCTCCATATGCAGTAGCAACCGATTGTTGTACACATGCTATTGAAATGTGTCTTCAACTTAAGTTTTATGTACATCTTGACATACCGGCAAAAACGTATGTCTCTCTTCCTTTTATGCTTGAAAAAATTAGAATGCCATATAGGCTTGTAGATAAAAATTGGCGAGACTATTATTATGTGGCTGATGATATAATTGATGCTGCTTTGCATTGGGAAAAGAATGGATATATTCCTAAAACAAAAATGTGTTTATCTTTTCATTTTAAAAAACATATTAATATTGGTAGAGGCGGTATGATTCTTCTTGATAATAAAGAAGAAAGAGATAGATTAGTACGCATGAGACATGACGGTAGATCTATATACGAGAATAAAACATATAATGAAGAAGATATTACAGACATAGGTTATCATTACTATATGACACCTGAAACTGCTGCAATAGGTTCTGAGATATTTAAAAAGAAAAAAGATTTAAAACCAGAAAGTAAAGGTAGTGCTGACTATCGTGATTTAAGAAAATACACTTTTTTTAAAAAAATGAATAGCAGCTATGTACTTTCAGAATAAAAACACTATATAAATAATATGGGTGCCGAATGATCGGGCCCAATATAACCTTGCTAGTCATAGGAGGAAAAAATGACAGGTAATTTCGTATATCCCCGAAACGCATTCTTAGGTTTCGATCACATCTTCGATCAGCTGGAGTCTATTCACAGCCACGCGAAGGATACTTATCCCCCACATAACGTAATTAAACACGACAATATGAAATATGAAATTGAACTTGCTGTTGCAGGTTTTAATAAAGATCATATCGATATTGAAGTCAAAGACCACGTGCTCACTATCACAGGTGATAGACCGCAGAGGCGTGATCAAAATAGTTATGTTCACAAAGGGATTAGTGCTCGAAGGTTTAAGAAGTCGTATCGATTAAGCGAATACACAGAAGTCACTGGAGCAGACATGATGGATGGGATTTTGACGGTCAATTTAGAAGTCGTCCTACCAGAAGAGAAGCGTCCTCGTAAAATCAATATTGGTCAAAACGAGGTAATCAATGACAACTCTACTAAAGAACTTCTTACAGAAACTACGTAACTACGGACAATACAGACGATCACTGAAGGAATTAAACCAACTCACCGATCGTGAACTAAATGATATCGGCATCGGCCGAGGTGATATTCATCGTGTAGCAAAAGGTGATACATCCTATAGAATTAATGATAATTTAAAAGGATGGGTTTAATGACAACAGTAATGTCTTGTATCTTCTCGTGCTTATCGGGATTGTGGTCTTCATTAGATCGGACTACAATGTTGATAGGTTACTCACGGGCAGCGGCAGAACTAACGCGGCTTGGGTATCACGAGGAGTCTAAACGTTGCTTGATGGAAATTAAGAAGTTATAAATAAGGTAACACACACAGAGGTAATATGTTAAAAAAGATAGTTGAAAAAATTCCAGAATTTTGTATGAGTCATTGGCTTTTTCGTATTCCTCTGGCTATTGTGTTTCTACAACAAGGCCTAAGTAAACTGCCTTTCTCTATTGAAGATGCAGAAGCATTTGAATTACCAGCTTTAGTTTGGTGGTTTGTAATCTATGGAGAGATAGGGGCAGGCTTAGGCCTTCTAGTAGGCGGCGCCGTAATATGGCAAAAGTTTAAAGAAATTAATGATATTATAACTCGGTTTAGTGGAATTACAATTTGTAGTATTATGACTGGAGTTATATGGGTGGGTCAACCTGATAGTTTTATGGATGTATTATTATATGATAATCTTCATGTACTACTTTGGGTTGGCGGATTATATTTTGCATTAAGAGGAAACAGAACATGAGAGAGCAACTAATTAAGGCAGCTAGAATGCATGCTGAAGGTGAATTAGAAAGAGCAAAAACTAATATTATGGTTTACATGACTAATTCAACCGGAATAGGTGAACATAGTGATATTGTTGAAGCAATTCAAAAAGAACTTAGCACTATGGGGGCCGCACACGAACGCTTAGAAATGCTAGACAAGTATTTCAGTGACTAATTAATTCTTTCAATTAACACACAGGAGACACACACGTGGCAAATCCATATCAAATCCGCTATGATGTTTTAAACATGGCAAAAGAAATGCTAGACAAACAGTACGATATGCAGACTGAACTAGCATACAAAGCAATGGCAATGTATAAAGACAATGCCGAAGAAGCTATGGAAGCTTATCAAAAGTATATTCCAAAAGCAATCACACCAGAAGAAATCAAGGCTCAGGCCGATAAACTTTACGAATTTGTGACCGATAAAAAAGAATGAGCGAAAATTATTGTACAACAAAAGGACTTGGATGGGCATTCTTAGTCTGTGCTTTCTTTATCTTTGGAGTTCCTTTATTATTAGTCGATAATGCAAAGTATTGCAAACAGTCTATCCTCGTTCCATGTTATCCATGGACGGAGCCAGAATAATGCATTTTACAATTATTAACAATACAACTGGTGAAACTTTTGACATGCAATTTGAATCGCATGAGCAAAAAAGGAAGTGGTTGGATTTAGCCAAAGGCTTTGAGTGCCTTGGAGAAATGAAAGTTGATTATCTTCCAACTCGTCATGTAAGAATGAAAAACAAAGAGGAGTTTGCAGGATGGGGAAGTTAAATCCAATTTTAGATTATAAAACTTTAAATCCAAAACTTGATTATAAAAAATGTAAGGTGAAATATGACTCCTAGAGAAGAAGCTGAAAAAGAAGCAAAAGAAACTTATGCACGATTTTTAGATTGGTGCAAGAAGGGGACATTTATTATATTCGGATGTCTACTTATTGTTGCTAGTTGTAACTTTGGTGTTGAAGAAGGTAATAGTAAAACTGGATCTCAATATAATGGGGAACAGTATGACCCATATAATTTAAATAAGGACGAGTAATGAAAGAAAGTATAAAAGCATTTCCCCCTTTAGCTATGTGGATTGTAGTTAAAGATTGGTGGAAGAGCGTAATGACAATACAGAATTCGCCATTAAGAAAATTACCGCCTCAACTTGGCCTTATGGTATTTTCGATATTATCATTGATGTGGAGTGGAATATTTGCATCAATTATAAACAATCCACATATTTTTGGATGGACCGCGGGAGCACACATATTAATAGTATGTGGTATCTTTATAACCGCAATAGTATATGAACAAGCCGAAAAAAATGCTACTTCATCACATATGACTAAATATAGTGGTCGAGCGGCTAACGGCGAACATGAGTAGGATAAAATATGAATAAATCTATAATAACTGTTATGATAGTAACATTCTTTGCTACTATATTTTTACAGGCTGCTAACGCAGCTGATATGACTATTGAAATGCTAAATAAACGTGATGACGGTGCCAAAATGGTTTATGGTACAGATATTGCAAGAGTAGAAGTTGGTACTACGGTCACGTGGATACCGGCACAAAAAGGTCATAATGTAGAATTCATCGCTGGACCAGATGGATGGAAAGCACCTAAGAAATCAAAAATTAATGAAGAAGTGACTATAACTTTTGATACTCCAGGTGTTTATTTGTATCAATGTACACCACACGCAACAATGGGTATGATTGCTCTAGTTGTAGTTGGCGATGGTGGTAATGACGTATCTAAAGCTAAGGTACGAGGAAAGTCTAAAAGAAAACTCAAAGAGCTTTTGGAGGCATTATAGAAAAAAATGGCGCTTCGGCGCCTTTTTTGTTTACATTCCCCTCAAAATGTGATAGAATACTTATATTGTTGGAGGTTTTTATTTGTCATTCTATACATCAGTAAATCGCTATGGGAATCAAATCCTATATTGCGGCTATAACGACAATGGCGTACGTGTCGAAAAGAAAATAAAGTTTGCGCCCACTCTTTTTATCCCAAGTAAAAATAAAAATACCGAATGGCTTTCCTTAGATGGCGCGCCAGTTGAACCATTGGGATTTCCCTCAATGAGGGATGCCAAGAATTTTGTAGATCAATATAAAGATGTTGATGGTATGAAAGTCTATGGTAATACTAATTATATTCATCAATGCATTACGGATATGTTTCCGGAAGAAATTAAGTTTCGACCTAGTCAAGTTAATGTTGTAAACTTTGATATCGAAGTTGCATCTGATGACGGCTTTCCAAAGCCAGAAGAAGCAATTCAACCAATTATTTCTATTGCTTTAAAATCAAGCCAGTCTTCAATCTATCATGTTTGGGGTCTAGGAGAATATGATCATGAAAAAACTAATATTGACATGCGTGGCGATCTTATACAATATCGTAAATTCGATACTGAAGAAGCTTTATTGGCTAGCTTCCATAAGTTTTGGTGTGCTAACAGGCCGGACATCATCACTGGCTGGAACAGTCGCTTTTTCGATATTCCTTATCTTATTAATCGCATCGCACGTATTGGAACTTTTGAAGCTGTAAAACGTTTATCTCCATGGAATATGGTAAACGAACGTAATACAGAAATTACTGGCCGTACTCAATATGGTTATGAGATTGTTGGCATACAACAAGCCGATTATCTCGAACTATTTAAGAAATTTGGATATTCATATGGCGCACAAGAATCATATAAGCTTGATCACATTGCTCACGTCGTTCTCGGTGAAAAGAAGTTATCTTACGAAGAACATGGTAATCTATATACCCTGTATAAGGAAGATCATCAAAGGTTTATAGACTATAATATCAAAGATGTTCAACTTGTAAATCGCATCGAAGAAAAGATGGGTCTTATTCAGTTGGCACAAACTATGGCTTATCGTGGTGGCGTTAATCTTCAAGATACGTTTGGTACTACGGCCATATGGGATTCTATTATCTATCGTGAGCTTAATAAGAAAAAGATTGCTATTCCGCCTAACTATGAAAAGATTAAGAATCCATATCCAGGCGGTTATGTGAAAGAACCACAAGTAGGTCTACATGATTGGGTCGTATCTTTCGATCTTAATTCTCTGTATCCAAATCTAATCGTACAATACAACATGTCACCAGAGACTCTTGTGGCTCAGACAGAGCGGTCTGGTGTGGATTTTTACTTAGAATCAGATAATAAAGTAACTTCACAATATTCTGTTGCAGCCAATGGTTCAACTTATCGTAAAGACTTTCAAGGCATTTTGCCAAAGATTATTGAAGCGTATTATGCCGAACGTTCGCAAATTAAAAAAGAAATGTTAAGCGTTGAGCAAGAATATCAGAAGAATAAATCTGTTGAGCTTGAACGAGAAATCAATCGATACAACAATCGACAAATGGCCATTAAGATTTTGCTTAACTCTCTTTATGGTGCGTTAGGTAATAAATATTTTCGATATTTTGATATGCGTATGGCCGAAGGTATTACTTTATCCGGTCAACTTTCTGTATTATGGGCTGAAAAGGCCGTCAATAAGGAGATGAATAATGTCCTCAAAACTAAAGACGTGGACTACGTTATTGCGATTGATACTGATTCTCTGTATATTAATATGGGTGGTCTTGTAGATCAGTTTAAACCAAAAGATCCTGTTAAGTTTCTTGATCAGATCTGTTCCGATCATTTTGAAAAAGTATTAAGTAAAGCATATGCTGAACTGTTTGACAAAATGAATGCATACAAACCACGTATGGAAATGGGCCGAGAAGTTATTGCCGATCGTGGTATTTGGACTGCAAAGAAACGTTATATTCTAAATGTCCATAATTCTGAAGGCGTACAATATGCTGAGCCTAAACTTAAGATTATGGGTATTGAAGCCATTAAGTCATCGACCCCAGAAGTAGTTCGTGATAAATTCAAGCAAGCGTTTAAAATTATTATCAGCGGATCTGAAAATAAAACGCAAGAGTTTATCACGAACTTCTATAATGAGTTTCGTTCATTACCACCTGAAAATATATCCTTTCCGCGTGGTGCCCGTGAGGTGACCAAATGGGCTACAAAAAAAGGTGAAAAAATTGCATATAAAAAGGGAACGCCTATTCACATTCGTGGCAGTTTGTTGTATAATACTCTTATCGATAAATATAATTTACATAAGAAATATACCAAGATCCAGAATGGCGAGAAGGTAAAGTTTTGTTATCTTAGAACTCCTAATCCGATTCACGAAAATGTGATTGCCTTTCCTGATTACTTGCCAAAAGAATTTGGTCTAGAAAAGTTTGTTGATTATGATAAACAGTTTGAGAAAACATTTACTGAACCACTCAAACCTATTCTAGATCCAACCGGATGGTTTATTAATTATGATAACTCAAACACGTTGGAGGCTTTCTTCGTATGACAAATTGGCTAAAAAGACTTTTATACGATAAGTATGAAGTCACAATATGGTTTACAGAAGGTGACAAGAAAACAAAAAGTTTCTTTGAATTATCTGAACTAAATAAGATTGACCAAACATCTTTGCGCGGTAGAGATATGGATGGTCGTAAAATTAATATCAAGACTACCGAAAAATTTGATTATCAAGTGAGGAAAATATACTAATGAGTGACTGGGCTAATGACATTTATATGATGCATAATAAATTTGGCGTCAAAGAATGGTTCGAACAAAATAAAGATAATAAAGATCTTATGCGAACATATCTTAAATTTCGGTTAAATATGGTTCGTGAAGAATTAGATGAAACATGTGATGCTTTTGAATCAAAAGATTCTGAAGAAATCGTAGATGGTCTTATTGACCTTTGCGTATTTGCTATCGGCACACTTGACGTATTTGGAGTCGATGCTAATAAAGCTTGGGATAAAATTTATGAAGCGAATATGGCAAAAGAACCTGGAGTAAAGCCAGGTCGACCAAATCCTTTTGGACTTCCAGATCTAATAAAACCTGAAGGATGGCAAGGCCCTAATCATGAGGACAACCATGGCAATCTCGCTAACGCTCTTTAAGAGCGTCTTTGATAATAAAACACATCGTAGAATGGACTTCGAGAACTGGCAACAGTTTTCGGAGCTTTTGCACGATTTGTCTAAACAACCACTAAAGGGAAAGAAGGATGCGCAACTTATATCACCAGCTGTATATGTTCCTGATACAACTAGGGCCAACAAGAATGTTGATAATTGGGCAGGTTGGGCTGCTATTGATGTTGATGATCACGCATTTAAGGGGAATCTAGAGGATGAACTTAATGAGCGCTTTGGTAATTACACATATGTGTGTTATAGTACCGCTAGTAGCACTCATGAATTTCCGAAGTTTCGTGTGGTTTTCCCGCTTAAAACTCCAGTTGAACAAGATAAAATCAAGCACTTCTGGTATGCGCTCAACTCGGAGTTGGGTAATATGGCAGACAAACAGACTAAAGACTTATCTCGTATGTATTATATTCCTGCAACTTACGATAACGCTAATAACTTCATCTTCTCTAATGATAATGGCGAATATGTTGACCCCATCAAACTCATGGCAAAATATGAGTACGCACAAAAATCAAGCAAAAACTTTATCGACCGACTCCCTGAAGCTTTACAAAAACAGGTTCTTGAACACAGAAAATCAAAACTAGATAATACTAATATTGTATGGACAAGTTATCGTGATTGTCCGTTCTGGCCACAGAAATTAGCCAGCGAATATCAGATTATATCTAATACAGGTTGGTATCATAAAATGTATCAGATCATGGTGGCTATTGCTGCTAGAGCTGTTGAGCGTCAATATCCAATAAACTCAAATGAGATAACTAATCTGTGTCGTGAGTTTGATATGGAAACTGGCAATTGGTATGAAAATCGTCCTATGGACGTAGAAGCAGATAGGGCACTAGAATATGTTTACAAAAATGTCTAATCTTATTAATAGAGATTTAGTTGTTACACAAGATTTTATTGATTATAGAAATTATCACTGGAATCAAGGTAGCTACAAAAGTGAAAAAAATTGTGATTATCTTTTTCTCGAGTGGTGGTTAATTAAAAATAAACTAGCTAGTCCTCCTAGTCATAGATGGAGACACGATCTACGTTTTAATTTTAATCCGCCACATCTAACAGATTGTAAAAGAATTGAAACTGATAATTTTAATATTACAGATCCTAAAACTTATTATAACTTAAAGCAATCTATTTTTGAAAAGAATATGTTAACACATTTTTTATTTTATACTACTGAAGACAGTGGTGAATTATTTCAAGTTGGCGATATTGTTCCGCATAGATTTATAAAATATGAAAAAGCAGAAAATGTAATTAGCAGATTAATAGATAGTCAATTTACAGGATGGTATTGCAAAGTTGCCTGATAACATAGTATTAGTTACTGGAGGATTTGATCCTATACATTCTGGTCATATATCCTATTTAAAAGAAGCTAGTAAGCTTGGATCTAAACTAATAGTTGGTTTAAATTCAGATGAATGGTTAGTAAGAAAAAAAGGTAATTACTTTTTGCCATTTAAAGAAAGAGCAACTATTCTAAAATCAATTAAGTATGTTAATAAAGTAATTAGTTTTGATGATACGGATGATACAGCAAACAAACTTATTGGATTAGCTCGTACGTTTGGAAAAGGTAAGGTAATATTTGCTAATGGTGGAGATAGAGAGAGAAACAACGTACCTGAAATAGATACATGGGGATCAAATCCTCAGGTTGAATTTGTGTTTGGTGTTGGTGGAAATAAGACAAACTCATCAAGCGATATACTAAATAATTATGTACAAAATATTAATGATATGTTATAATAGTGCCAGAAAGGATATATTATGAAAGAATCACTCAAAGTCCTGCAAGAATGTGCAGAAATTCAAGCAAAAAAATCTAATGATTATCAGAACGAAAACTCACGTATTCGTCAAGCTGATTATTATCCACGCGGTGTTATGTCAATCATGGAATTGATTAATACAAAGACTATTCGTCTATGGTCTGTACTCGAAGCTATGGAGAATGATCCTAACTATGAGCCTAACTTTGAAGGTGTCGAAGATTCGCTCAAAGATCTAATTAATTATTCTTCCTTTGCAGTTGCGTATGCTCGTGGTAAAATCGATGGCCAAGATCCTAATCGCGATTTCTTAAATAGGGTAAAGAAAAATGACGAAGGATAAAGATCAAAAAATAGAATTATTAGAAGAAAATGTTAGGCAGCTTCAACAACAGTTGACAGCGGCCTATATTCGTATTAAACAATTGACAGATAAAGAAACAACTCCAGTCGATCGTCATTATAAAATGGTTCCTGATGGAACAGGTCATGGTCCGGCAATGGTAGATATAGATGATGAATGGGCAGAACCTGACCAGGGATGGTCAGATGAGACTGATATTCAAATAATGTCTACTAGTAGAGGTCACAATCAATAATGGTTACAATTATTGCTGGTCCATGCCAGCACGAAACTTTATTTAAATCTCTTGACATAGCAGAACATTGTCAAGAGATTTGCGATAAGTATGGAGTTGAATATATATTTAAAGCAAGTTATGATAAAGCTAATCGTACATCTCTTGAAGGAGAACGAGGTCTAGGTTTACATAAAACTGTTAGTGATTTTTTACAAATGAAAGATTCACTAGACGTAAAGATTCTAACAGACGTACATACTGTTGAGGAGATTCATTTTATTCATGACATAGTAGATGTGCTACAAATACCAGCATTCCTATGTCGGCAAACAGATCTTATAACAAAAGCTTGTGAAACAGATTGTATTGTAAATATTAAAAAAGGCCAGTTTCTGGCACCGTGGGACGTAGAAGGAATTTTGTCTAAGACTGAACAAGCCAAAGAAGTCTGGATAACTGAAAGAGGAACTAGTTTTGGTTACGGACGTCTTGTTAATGATTTCACTGGGATGCAGTATTTACTCGATCGTCTTGGCGAGAGATTTGTTTATGATGTTACGCACTCAGTCCAATTACCGGGTGGTAAAGGAAGCTCCTCTGATGGTAATCGTGAGTATGTTCCTGGTCTGTGCAGGGCTGGGTCCGCTCTTGGCATTTCTTCTTTTTTTATAGAGGTACATCAAGAACCGGATAACGCACCATCCGATGGACCTAACATGTTGAAACTCGAAGACTTCGATGAAGTTGTAGAAAATATAATGGAATATAATTATGCCAAACATAGAGATAACGACTAAACCCACTGGACGTTCTCCTGAAAATAAAGTTCACTTTGGAAATAGATCTAATCTTTTAGATATGACTAGACCTAAATATAATAAGGTCGGTGAAGAAAAATATTTTTGGGAATTCTATGAAGATCTAAACGAATATGATTTTAAACACAATCTTGTTTTTCATACATCAGGATTTTGTTTTAGAGTAGAAACTAATGATGATCGTCATGCTCAGTTTGTGCGTAATATGTTTACAGTTGTAGATAATCCGTATGAACATACTGCCGATTGGACTATACTCCATAATACAGAAATTAAATGTCCTCCAACTATCGCCGTGCATTTAGACGAACATACTATGTTAATTGGCGGAACGACCTTTCTCGGAGAAATTAAGAAAGGTGTGTTTAGTATTCTAGGTTTTGAATTACCAGATCAAAATATTCTTCCGATGCATTGCGCAGCATTTACATGGGAAAATACAACTAATCTTATGTTTGGTTTGAGCGGTACAGGTAAAACAACTCTTAGTAGTGATCCTGAGTTTGGTCTTATATCTGATGATGAAGTTTCTTGGAATGATAAAGGCATTCGTATTATAGAAACGGGTTGCTATGCTAAGTCAGAAGGACTAACTCCTGAAACGCATCCAACAATTTTTAACGCAGTAGAAGAAGCAAGAAATCGTGATACTCTTGTAGTAGAAAATCCTGGAGCTGCCAATGCTAGATTAAGTTATCCTATTGATTGTGTTAGTGTTGCTCATATAGAACAAGATCAATTTCAACATCCAAAAAATATATTCTTTCTAACTATGGATGCGACTGGTAGTTTTCCTCCTGTAAGTAAAATATCAGGTGATACTGTCAAACGTTTCTTTGAGACAGGATATACAAGTCAAATGCCTGGTACTGAAGCAGGTAGCGATGAGATAAAGAAAACATTTTCGCCTTGTTATGGTTCTCCATTTATGCCACGAAAGATAGAGCTATATACTAACATGCTAATGGAAAAGATAGAAGACACTGATGCGAATGTATATCTAATTAATACAGGTATGGATAAAGATGGTAAAAGGTTTCCATTAGAATTTACTCGTGATTGTGTAAAGAGTGCAATGCGTGGAGGAGCAGAAGATAATAGCAAAGTGGTATCAGATATTTTAGAGGATTTACTATGAAAGCTGGAAAAGTATGGGGACTTACAGAACAAATAGAAATGAATGGTGTTCTTGAGTTTCACAGAATTGAAATGAATAAACATGGTACTTGTTCAAAACATTTACATGAATTTAAATGGAATGGGTTTTATGTTGAGTCGGGTCGTATGCTTATTCGCGTATGGCAAAACGATTATAATTTAGTAGATGAGACTATATTAGAACCAGGAGAATATACAAAAGTTAAACCAGGTGTCTATCATCAGTTTGAATGTTTAGAAGATGGTGTTGCATTTGAATTGTATTGGGCTGAATTTAATCATAATGATATTAAAAGAAAGACAGTTGGTTATGCCCAACATCCTAATCTAGATGTCTCGTTTTAAAAACTTTATTGCATGGATAAAATTTTTAAATAAACAAGGTGGTAGTTGGTCATATTTTTCTATGTTACGAGATGCATGGTCTAATAGTAAAACTTGGAAGCCAACAGGAACTTGGCCGTATGATATGGATAAAAGATGAAAGTAAGTGATGCTATAACTCACGAAAAATATTATGCAAATCATCAAATGATAATTACAAAATTACAAACTTTTAATGATCCAATATACACTAAAGGAACAGAAAAAAGTTTAAGAATATTAAAATCAACTATGGAAAGCCGTAATTGGTTTTTTAATGAAATTAAAATACCTAGATTTAATTATGATGTAGATTTGGATAAAAACCAGATAGTTACTTATTCTGAATTTATGTTTGGTACTCAAGTAAACTGGAATTCAGGATGGAGACTTAAAGATTTTATTTACGATAGTATGGTAGATACTGATGAAGATTATGGATTCAAAGATTTTTCATTAGAAAATTTTATTGAAAGAGGAACTAAACCATTAGGAAAAGATGAACCGCCTTGGAATCTTGCATATGTTGATTTAGAAGCCTTTTGTGAATGTACAAAAAAAGATCGTGAAAAAGCATTTAAAACTTATGAAGAGTTACTAGCATGAAAATAGGATTTACAGCATCAACTTTTGATTTACTTCATGCAGGACACGTAGCAATGTTACGTGAAGCAAAATCGGTCTGTGACTATTTGATTTGTGGTTTACAAGTAGATCCTACCTTAGATAGACCTAAAAAGAATAAACCTGTACAATCTATCGTAGAAAGACAAGCACAATTAGCCGCAATAAAATATGTCGATGAAGTAATTATTTATTGTACAGAAGCCGATTTATGTGATATAATCAACATGTATGATATTGATGTACGGATATTAGGTGAAGAATATAGAGATAAAGATTTTACTGGCAAAGATGAATGCCGTAAAAGAGGAATACAGCTTTACTTTAATAAACGAGATCATAGATTTTCGACGTCCGATTTGAGAAAGAGAGTACAATATGCAAATGACAGCAGTCCGTGACATTCGACAATTTTTTATTGATGAATTAAAAGACGAAGCATTTACAATCGATAAGACTGGCGCCAAGACAATAGAGTTGATTGGCGCATCTTTCATTGCAGATGAACCTGCAATATTTGGTCAACCAAGTTACGATTATATTCAAGAAGAATTAGATTGGTATGAAAGTCAATCTACAAATATTAATGATATTCGTGAAGATCCTCCTGAAGCATGGAAGTATGCAGCAAATAAGCATGGCGAGATAAATTCTAATTATGGTCATCTAATTTGGTCTGACAAATATCATAATCAATATGGTCACGTACTGGACGAACTACTAGAAAATCCTGACGGTCGACGTGCTTCCATGATTTATAACAGACCGTCTATTTGGATGGAGTATAATGAAAATGGAAAATCGGATTTTATTTGTACTAACAGTGTCACTTACTATATTCGTGATGGCATATTGCATTCTGTAGTTCAAATGCGATCTAACGATGTGGTCTTCGGTTATAAAAACGATTATGCTTGGCAACGGCATCTCATGCAACGTCTTGTTAAAGATTATAATGATTTAAATTTATATGATAAAGGCGATCTGATTGAAGAAGGCCATATTACTTGGCAAGTACAAAACTTACATGTTTATGAAAGGCATTTTCATCTTGTCAAATAAATGGGACTTACGATATTTGGAGATAGCAAAGGCTGTCGGCGAATGGTCAAAAGATCCTTCAACTAAAATCGGTGCGGTTGCTGTAGGATCTAAAGGACAAATCTTAGCACAAGGATATAATGGATTTGCTAGAGGAATATTAGATACCGAAGAAAGATATAACGATAGACCGACTAAATATAAGTACATCGTTCATGCTGAACAGAATCTAATTTATAATGCCACATACAACGGAGTATCTCTTGATGGATCTACATTGTATGTGACTGGTTTACCGGTGTGCTCTGAATGCGCTAAGGGAGTTATCCAGGTTGGTATAAAGAGAGTTTATATGCCAAAAGATTTTGATATCAAAGGTTGGTCAGAATCGTGGGAGTTATCTGCTTCAATGTTTAAAGAAGCAGGTGTTTATTATGAGTTTATATGATGAATGTAATTACAAATCCTATATCAAATATTCCAAAGGATAAGAAGTCACATGTTCATGGCTGGTCACAATTATGGCGTGATCAACTTAGTGCCTATATTGATCACAAATGTACTCCACAGATAACAAAAGCAGATGTGGTTTATATAGATCATGGTGCTAATTTTGGCGGTAGCTTAAATTTATTTGGCGGAGCTAACAAAGAAGTTTATGACAGAATTAATCTTGTAATGTCATGTTCTAATATTGTTTCTCTTGATTGGGATATGCCTGACTATGGAGCAATGCTAAAGAAAAGACTTTCAGCTGCAACAACATATAAAGGTATTACAGAAAAATGGTGTGATGCTGTTTCTAAACGAATCAAAAGTATTACATCGCTTAAACAAAAGGATCTTAAAACAGATGGCGTCACTTTTGGAGACTCACATACTATCGCTTATAGTGGTACAGGGGATCGTGTTTACCGGACTGATGGCAAGACTCTTTTTGGTAGTGTACGGAAGGGACTTCGAGAAGAATTCCAAGATTCCGTTGGTAGACTTACTATATGCCTCGGTTCTATTGACATTAGGCATCATATTCTTCGGCACGCTGATTTTTCTCTTAGATATACACTTAAAGAGTATGTAAGACAAGGAAATGAATTAGCTGATGATGTATGGTTTACAGCACCAGTTCCTGTAGAGTTTGAAGGAAGACGTATACCTAAATCAGGATTCTATAAAAAGACTCCGTTCTTTGGTTCATGGAAAGAACGTTGGGATCTTACAAATGAATTTATAGACATCTTAAATGAAGAATCAAAAGGTAAAGTTATAATGCCGCCAAAAGAATGGTATACTATGGATCCTGAAAAATATGCAAGCACTTATATGGAACATGGTTCTAGTTTTCATATAGCACCACCATATTACAGACGTAACGATTGGGGAGTATCACCTCTTGGCACATAACAATCACGTTATAGATGGAATCAATAAAGATATTAATCCATTTTATGGAGATCCAAAAGAATATTATTTAGAACTGGCAAAAGATTGGGAGGATCCTTATGGAATACCAGATGTTAGAGTACATGATACTATTCGTGTTGTTCGCGACGATAGCTTGGTTGGCTCTAAAGTTCGTGGTGGCGATTGCCTCATCAGTAGTCTCCCTGATCATATCGATACTATCGTTTATGTTCAACCCCGTACTGGTCTTGCTGGTGTTAGCATTCTTGATGTGGCTAAGCGTCACGGAAAAGAAGTTATGCTCTTCATGCCCTCAAGTAAACGAATCAGTGAGCACCAAGCCTGCTGTATTGAACGGGGAGCACGTACTAGTTTCCATAGAATAGCAGCTATGCCTAATCTTAATCTTATTGCAAAGAAATGGGCAGATGAAAGAAAAAATGCTTTCTTTGTACCACTAGGACTTAAACATGAAATGGTAACAGCAGGTATTGTAAAGACTGCTTCTAAGATAAGAGAACCTGAAGAAGTATACACGGCCACGTCCACGGGCGTACTCACACGGGGTCTGCAGATCGCTTGGCCTAATGCTAAGTTTACTTCTGTTTGCGTATCTCGTAATATGAAAGCTGGTGAACTTGGTATTGCAGAAGCTATATCTGAACCATTAGCATTTACGGCTGCTGAGAAAAAAGAGAACATGCCACCATTTCCGACTATAGATACCTACGATGGAAAGGTATGGAAATATATTCCAAAAAATACAAGTCGAGATATTCTATTTTGGAATGTCGGAAAAGAACCTGTATTACAAAATAAAGATTTAGCAGATACAATAGATTCATATAGAGATTGGGAAAAGAATGTGGCTTAATGAAGAAGCAATTGATGTTCTCGTAAATTATTATTATCCTAGAGCTGGATGGTTACAAGACAATGTAAACTGGGGTCAATTAGATTATGAAGGTCCAGAAGCAAATAAAATTATTAACGATCCATTGATGCAGAAGATTGACATCTACGATTGTAAAACAAGAAACGCAGCAGGCTTTTCAAATGTATTACAAGATTTAAGATTTGGATCTAAGACTCCAAAGTGGAGATGGCAAAAAGAAGAGAGACGTAAGATCTCAGCATCAAATGACGAAATTAGTTGGCCTATTGTAACATGGTTATATGTCATGATATGTCATCGTATTACTGGATCTGGCGCGTCATTTGAAAACGATCATGGTTATCGTAATAATATAATTCAATATTGGGGTAAGCATAGAGATATAAAAGATATGGCAGAAGATTTAGTTGAGACAAAAGCTTCTGGTAAACCATTGTTTACTTCTATTGGTAACCAGCCACCTGCTCCAAAAAAGGGTACGAGTAACGTTGATTTTATGGTAAAAGAATTACCAGATCTTATGAATAGATTGACTGATTTTATTCTACTAAAAAGACGTGGTCATAAAGAAATTGTAGATTTCTTAAATGCATATAATAAAAAAGTAGGTCATCGTAAATTTAATTTTCAGTATGCAGCATTCTCTATGGATTGTTCTGACTATTTTCCTGAACATGTAGATGTTGATTCTCATACATACTTAGGTAGCAATGCTGTAAGATGCATGAAGAAACTTTCTACTGGATGGAAAGATGATAACTTTATGGATCTTTTAAGAGAACGAACTGGCGGTAAACCAAAAGATCTTGAAGATGTTATGTGCGATTTTGTTCGGTTTGGACAAAACTATGTACCTCGAGGTAATGGAACATTTGATCATATACCATCTACTCTTGCTAATAATTCTGGATGGGAATCTGGTTGGGAACAAAGACAAGGTCATCCGCCTGTCAAAGGTGTACAACTAGATGAATTTATGGTATAATAATATATGTTAAAAATTACAATTATAGGCCATGGCTTTGTTGGCCAAGCAATCGACTATGCATTTCAAGATGACGTGCAAAAACAAATCATTGATCCTAAATATGGAGTTGAATTAAAAGACGTAAGATTAGCAGCTGATATTACATTTGTATGTGTGCCAACACCAATGCATGAACATGGACAATGTGACGTAACTATTCTTCGAGATGTCATAAAACAAATATCTCAACGAAGAAGTGGACTTATAGTTGTTAAATCTACGGTACCACCTGATCAAATAGAAAATTTATTTCGTGGTTCTGCTAAACATAGAATGGTTTATAATCCAGAATTCTTGACAGAGAAGAATGCTAATGAAGATATTATAAATCCATTTGTACATATTTTTGGTGGTAATACAGAACAAACAGAAAAGTTAGAAAGCTATTATAGAGATTACAGTATATGTAAACCTTGTCCAGCATATCACATGTCACCAACAGATGCAAGCTTTGTAAAATATGGAATCAATACTTTCTTAGCAACTAAGCTAACATTCTTTAATGAACTTTATGATACAATAAAAGACTTTGGAGGTAATTATGGTCGTATCGCAAACGCAATTGGAACTGATCCGAGAATTGGGCAGTCCCATACTCGTGTCCCTGGTTTTGACGGCAAGCGTGGTTTTGGCGGTGCTTGTTTTCCAAAAGATATTTCCGCCTTCGTAAACTTTACAACTCATATGCCAATACTCGAGTATGTTATGGATCGTAATAATCAATATCGATCTGAATATGTAGAAGATGATAGAGAAAAAGAACAAAACATAAGGTACAAATGAAAATATTCATTACAGGAATAGCAGGATTTATTGGGTTTCATTTAGCCAGAGAACTCAAAGCGTATGGTCATGACGTTCTAGGTTGTGATAATTACAATGGAATGTATAGTCCACATCTAAAAATGGATCGATGTAAAGTTTTAGAGATGGCAGAGATTCCTGTTAAAAATGTTGATATAGGTTTTTTAAATGAAGCAGCAGTTGAAGATAGTGATATTATTGTACACTTAGCAGCTTGGGCTGGAGTCAGACATTCATTAGAACAACCAAACATTTATACAAAAAATAACATATTAGGTACGCAAGGCGTTATAGATATTGCTGAGAAGATGAACATTCCGGTTGTTTATGCTTCTTCTTCAAGTGTGTATGCTGGTCAGACTCCACCATTCACCGAACAAATGAATTTTAAACATCATTTAAATCCTTATGCTTGGACTAAATACGTAAATGAATGTCAATTTAAACATAGTAAAGTACCTTCATCAATCGGTTTTAGATTTTTTACTGTGTATGGTCCTTATGGACGACCTGACATGGCACTCCATGGATTTACGGACAAGATTATAAGAGACGAACCAATAGAAGTTTTTGGTCACGGAAAGATGTCTCGTGATTTTACATATGTACAAGACATCGTAAATGGTGTACAATTGTTAATAGATAAAGTTAAAAGAATAGACAGCCATGACATTTATAATATTGGAAGTGGTGAGTCAGTTTCTCTTATGAGCTTTATAAGATTAATAGAAGAAAACTTAGAACGTAAAGCAAAGATTAATTATGTCGATATGCATCCAGCAGATATTCGACATACTTTGGCTGACATAACAGAAATTAAAAGTCTTGGCTATAGGCCAATGACTAGTATTGAAACTGGTATTCGTAGTTTTATCAGTTGGTATAAAGATTATTATCAAAAAAATTAGGAGACGCGTATGTCAATAATGGACAAACTCAAAAAGAATTCTAAGTTAAAAAATACTGAAGTTCTTTCTGAGTCAAAATTCTTTAATGAAAAGGATATGACTCCAACAGACGTGCCAATGGTAAATGTGGCATTATCTGGATCTGTTGATGGTGGTTTGGCTCCAGGCCTCACTGTTCTTGCAGGTCCATCAAAACATTTTAAAACGTCATTTGCATTGCTTATGGCTTCAGCATATCTTAAACAACATAAAGATGCTGTTATATTATTTTATGATTCAGAGTTTGGTTCACCTCAAGCTTATTTTAAGCAGTTTGAAATTGATACATCTCGGGTTCTTCATACACCTATTACAAATGTAGAAGAACTTAAATTTGATATGATGTCACAATTAGAACAGCTTGATCGTAATGATAAAGTTATTGTTGTTATTGATTCTATTGGCAACTTAGCATCTAAAAAAGAAATGGAAGATGCTTTGAATGAAAAATCAGTTGCCGATATGTCAAGAGCAAAAGCACTCAAAGGTTTATTTAGAATGGCAACACCGTATCTTGCTATGAAAAATATTCCTATGCTTGCAGTTAATCACACTTATATGGAAATCGGTTTATTTCCAAAAGCTATTGTTGGTGGTGGTACAGGTATCTACTATTCAGCAGATAACATATGGATCATAGGTCGTCAGCAAGATAAAAAAGGTACTGAGATCCAAGGATATCATTTCGTAATCAACGTGGAGAAATCAAGATATGTCAAAGAAAAATCCAAGATTCCTATTACTGTTAGTTGGGACGGCGGCGTTCGTAGCTATAGCGGTCTCCTTGATGTCGCTCTCGCAGGCTCTTATATCACTAAACCATCGAACGGCTGGTATGCACGAGTCGATCAAACAACTGGAGAGTATGGTCCAAAAGTTAGATATGAACAAACCTTAGAAAAAGATTTTTGGGATCCTATCTTTGCTGAGACAGACTTTAAAGAGTTTATTAAAAAGCAATATACGATAGGTCATAAAGAACAAGTATCGATGGACGAAATTGTAGAAGAAGCATGATTAATATAGATAAACTTTCTGAAGGTGTTGACTACGAATTAATACCTGCTCCAGATAATGAACAAGCTTGGAACATAAGGGTCTTAACAGGTCCTTATGTTGAAACGGTTGTACAGTTTGGAGCCATCTCTATCAATGGACCAGAAGAAGCAATTAATTTTAATTTTACTATTATTGAATCTCCTGACGATTCACTAACACCTGAAGATGAGCAGTTTCAAACATTTTGTGGATTAGTCTTACATGATGTAATTGAAATGGCAATAAGTAAAGATGAATTAATTATGAAGGATCGACAATGAGAATATTAATCATGGGTTTGCCAGGTTCAGGTAAAACTCATTTATCAGTACGACTACAAGCACATTTAAAAGATTGCGCATGGTATAACGCAGATGCTATTCGTAAGATGGCAGACGATTGGGATTTCAGTCCATCCGGAAGATTTAGACAAGCTGAACGAATGAATATGTTAGCTACCTTTGAAGGTACTAGAGGTCGTACAGTCATATGCGATTTTGTTTGCCCAACAATTGAAACAAGAAAATTGTTTGATCATGATATTATGATTTGGATGAATACTATAGAAGAATCCAGATATAAAGATACAAACCAAATGTTTGAAAATCCTGACAATGCTACGTATATTGTTAAAGGATTTCAATCAGACGAAGAAATAACAAAATTTGCACAACAACTAGAGAGGGCATATGGCATTTGATTGGAAAAAACCTACAGCACAAATGTTGGGGCGTTGGCAGCCTTGGCATAAAGGACATACAGAATTATTCAAAAAGGCTTTGGGTGAAACCGGTCAAGTAGTTATTATGGTTCGAGATGTTGGCGGCATCATTGGTGAAGATGCTGGAGCTGGAAGAACAGCAACACAAGATGATAATCCGTTTGGATTTGAATTTGTTTCTTCACAAATTATTGAAGGATTATCTCGAGAGGGGTTTACAGTTAATGAAGAATATGTTATAATGGAAGTACCAAACATCGTAGACATAAGCTATGGTCGCGGTGTTGGATATACATTTACACAACATGATCTAGGCGAAGATATTCATAATATCAGCGCTACAAAAATTCGTAAATCTATGCGAGAAAGTGGAATGCTTTGAATACAAACATTGAACAAACTATATTACGAAACCTTCTGGTGGATGATAAATTCATGCGGAAGGTTTTGCCTTTTATAAAGAATGAATATTTTGAAGGCGTATATCGGCAATTGTTTAAACAAGTTGGTATGTACGTTTCTAAGTATAATAAACTTCCTACTCAAGAATCTTTTAAAGTTGAGCTAGACGATTCAGATATTTTTAATGATGAACAATATCGTCACGCAGTAGAAATACTTCCAGACATATTTAAAGTTGAAGAAATAGATAATGAATGGCTAATTGATAAGACTGAGAAATGGTGTCAAGACCGAGCATTACACAATGCTGTAATGGAATCTATCAGTATTATAGATGGTAAACACCAAACACTTTCAAAGAATGCGTTACCAGAGATCCTCTCTGATGCTCTATCGGTTAACTTTGACGCAAATATCGGCCATGACTATCTTAATAACTTTAGTGATCGATATGACTTTTATCATAAAGAAGAAGAGAGAGTACAATTTGATTTAGAGTATTTTAATAAAATTACAAAAGGTGGTTTGCCAAACAAGACTTTGAATATTTGTCTTGCTGGTACTGGTGTGGGTAAATCATTATTCATGTGCCATCAGGCTTCAGCTGCTCTTACTGATCAGAAGAATGTTCTCTATATTACAATGGAAATGGCAGAAGAACGTATTGCTGAGCGCATCGATGCAAACTTACTTAATATACCAATTGATCAACTTGATAAACTTTCACGAGATATGTTTTCTCAAAAAGTATCGCAGCTTGCTAAACAAACAAATGGTCGATTGATTGTAAAAGAATATCCTACAGGCTCTGCTCATGCCGGACATTTCAGAGCTTTATTAAATGAATTAAAACTTAAGAAGAAGTTTGTACCAGATATTATCTTTATTGATTATCTTAATATTTGTGCTTCTTCAAGAATGAAAGCAATGGGAGGATCAATAAATTCCTACACTTACATTAAAGCAATTGCTGAAGAATTACGTGGCCTTGCAGTCGAGTTTGACGTACCGGTCGTCTCTGCAACGCAAACGACTCGTAGTGGTTTTTCTAACTCGGATATTGGGCTTGAAGATACGTCCGAATCTTTTGGATTACCCGCAACGGCCGATCTAATGTTTGCTCTTATCTCTTCTGAAGAACTTGAGAAAGAAGGTAAGATAATGGTCAAACAATTAAAGAATAGATATAATGATCCAACATATAAAAAGAAATTTGTAGTTGGAGTTGATCGATCTAAAATGAGACTATATGATGTTGACGAAAGCAGTCAAACATTAAGTGATGATACTCCGGTATTTGATCGTGCAGAAATGAATAAAAGATTTGAGGACTTTAAACTTTGAAGGTAAGATTAATTGGTTACACTCAACCACCAGAAGATATCATCGGTCTCGACGACCTACAAGACATCGTCGCGTATTGTGCCCGTGTCTCGAACCCATCCAACCAAATCAACTCCGAAACGGCGCCAAAACTCCTTGACTACCTCATCAAACACAAACACTGGTCGCCGTTCGAAATGTGCTCGGCCACACTCGAAGTCGAAACAACAAGAGACATTGCAAGACAATTCCTCAGGCATCGTTCATTTTCCTTTCAAGAGTTTAGCCAGCGCTACGCTGATATTAATTCTTTTGATAGTTCTTTTGTAATACGAGAAGCTAGATTACAGGATCAGAAGAATCGTCAAAATAGTATAGAAAATAATGATAAAAAGCTTTCTCTGGAATGGGAAGCTAAACAAACTAAAGTAATAAAGGAAGCCAAAGCGGCTTATGATTGGGCAATAAAAAATGGAATCGCAAAAGAACAAGCAAGAGCAGTCTTGCCAGAAGGCAACACAATTAGCAAGCTTTATGTTAATGGCACCCTTCGTAGCTGGATACATTATATCGAACTCCGTTCTGCAAATGGGACACAACTTGAACATATGGAACTGGCCAGAGAAATCGGACAAGTAATAACAAAGATATTTCCATATTTTACAAAGTGATAATTATGTCACACATAACTATTACGCAAAATAACTGTGTACATTTGTTTTTATCTGTGTTATGATAGTCTCATAAAAACGAGGCAGTGAAATGAAAAAATTATTATCAGCAGCATTAATCAATACTATTATTGTGTCAACAGTTGCATATGCAGGTGTGGATAGAATTCAAAAGTTACATCATGAACAAGAATTAGAATGTTTGGCTCTTAACATATATTTTGAAACAAGCGCATCTTCATTAGCAGATGCAATGGCTGTGTCAGATGTAGTTTTAAACAGAGTCAATAGTACTAAATTTCCAGATACTGTTTGTAAAGTCGTAAAGCAAGGAAAGCAAGATAGTAATGGTAATATGAAACGTCATAAATGTCAGTTTAGCTGGTATTGTGATGGCAAAGCTGATACACCAAAAAATTCAGACGCATGGGATACTTCACGTAAATATGCAAGAGATATTTACGTTCACGGTGAGTACATAGGAATTACAGAAGGTGCTACTCACTATCACGCAACTTATGTTAAACCGTTTTGGGCTCCAACTCTAGATCGTATAACTAGAATTGGTTCTCACATATTTTATAGGAAGAAATAATGAAAGATACGACTATGGCAACTGATACACTCACTATGAGCACTGAACCTATTATCACTATAGATGATATTACATTTGGTGAGACAACATTAAATTATGTTGATTATAAATTTGGTGAAGATAAATATTTACAAGAGTTAAGAGAGTATATTGACTCGACTTATCAAGGGCATTACTCGACAAATAAATTTCAATCGACTGAAGTTATTATTGCTAGAGGACACGGTACAGGTTTCTGTATGGGTAATGTTGATAAGTACGCTAATCGTTATGGTAAAAAAGGAACTAGGGAGGATGCGCGTAAGGATCTTCTAAAAGTTATCCATTACGCATTACTACAATTACATGTACACGATAGTGAGGAACAAGAATAAATACGTCGCATATGACGAAAATAATAAAGTGATAATTATATCACACAATCCCCGAATAGTCAGGCAAGTTGCTCTGGAAACCTTAAAAAAGGTAAATAAACCCATAGATGATTGAGGATATACAGGACCTGGGGGCAGAACCCAGCGCCTCCACCAAATTTACTCTGTAGAGTAAAAATTAATAATTTACTTTGTAGAGTAAATTTGATGGGGGCGAGTTAGGATCGACTGGTATTTGAGTCTATAAATCACAAATGCAAACAATAACTTTGCACCATCTGGATTTGCACTAGCTGCATAATCACAGGGGGCGGCCACTGCCTAGCAACAGAAATGTGGCGTTTAACAAACTAAGGGGACTATTATGGAAATCTTGAACAAAGTAAAAGCTTGGGCTGGTGGATTAGCAGAAGTAGGACTAAGTGTCGCTGCTCTGATGATCGTTCTAGAAGTATTAGGACTAGGAAGCATCCCATTCTTGCCAACTACAAGCGTTATCGAAAACGTAAGTGGTTTGATTAATATGTTGGGATCACAAGGCCTTGTTGGCTTGATCGCTGTTTGGGTTCTATATGAAATCTGGAATCGTAAATAAAGGAACAGACTTATGAAATATGCTGCTTTAACAGCTGCTGCTCTACTGACAGCAACATCTATCCAAGCTGCCGAGATTGGTGCCACTGGCATTTCAATCGGTGCTTCCGCAACAACAGAATATAATGTTGATGCAGAAAACATGACACTAGAAGTTACTCCATCAATGGGATATGATCTCTGGGGAACAGAATTAAGTGTATCTACTGATCTAATGGTATGGGACGATGAGTACGTACTATTTGATGAAAATCCAACAATTGATTTCAAAGTTGGATACGGCATCTGGGATAATGCAGAAGTCTATGTAGAGACTGGTTATGATTTAGAATTAGAAGATATGTCAGACGTAGTTCTTGGCGCAACCTTTTCATTCTAATATAAATAATAGCGTCACGGCTTAAATAGTGCGGGAGGGCCATGGTTAGCCCTCATTATTATTGGTGGAATATGGCTTACGGAATTTTTGTTTTACAAATTTTATCTTATCTAAGTGTTATTCCGATGCTAATGTATGCAAGTTGGCATCATTACATTATTGCATACTTTTTATATTTTTTATTTGGCGGTCTTGGTATGATCGTCGGCTATCATAGATTGCATAGCCATAGAAGTTTTCATGTACCATTATGGTTTGAAAAACTTATTACGATCTTTGCAACAATGAGTCTTACCGGTCCAGCTATAGATTGGGTTGCTATTCATAGAGCTCATCATAAATGGCATGATACTCCAAAAGATCCACATAGTCCAGAACATAAAGGCAGACTTAAGGTACACTTTTTAACTATGTTTGCAAAAGTAAGTCCTAAATTTGCTATGGACTTAATTAGAACACCATTCTATATGTGGCAAAGAAAATATTATTTTTATATCATTGCGGCATACGCTGCTATACTATATCTTATAGATCCACTCGCAGTAGTTTATGCTTGGTTATTTCCAGCATTCTTAACTGTATTTTTAGGCACACTTATTCTAAGTACTTCTCATAGAGAAGGTAAAGCACACGATGATTTTCTACTTGGAATATTAACGTGGGGCGATGCATTTCATCATACTCACCACGAAAAACCCATGCAAAATAGGCTACATAAATATGACATATCCGGTTGGATTATTGAAACTTTTTTTAAGGTAAAAGCATGACATGGAAAAAAAGAACACAGCTTCCTGTATATAAACAACTAACGCAATTTAAATTTGATCCTGAGAAATTAGTACAAGCTTATGAAGAATATACTTCTAATAAAGTTTGGGATGGTTTAGGAAACGAATATTCTAATATGTGTGAAACATATACTAAATTGCCTAGTATGTTTTTCAAGGAAGAAGAATTAGAAGATGTTGAATGTATCAAAGATTTAGATTTTACTAAGACAAGTTATAAACAAATTAGTTTAGTAGACTTTGATGAAAATTTTGAATTAGATCAACGTACCGAAAAAAGCGGAACTCGTTGGGATACAACTATTGCAAAAGGCAATAAGCATGCTGACGAAAGATTTTTTAGAAAACGTCATGCCGATGTACCGGAATACTTTCAATACGTTTTAGATACAATAGGAAAAGATATTGTACACAGAACCCGTTTTGCAAACTTAGCACCTAAATCTCAGGTAAAACCACATATTGATTATAATACTGAATATGGAGTAAGATTACATATTCCTATTGTTACTAATGATGGATGCACATTCGGAGGAATAGATGCTATAACAGGCGAAGCACAGGAAAGACATTTTCCTGCAGATGGTAGTGTATGGTTTATAAATCCAGGAGTAAAACACTGGGCTAAAAATGATGGTGA